AACATGGCCTTCACCGGCGCGACGGGACCGAACCCGCCGAACTACACGAAAGCCACCTACGCCGACTGGCTGGACAACACCAAGTTCGATACGGCGCCGCCGCCTTACTTCGATGACGGCGCGGCTGGCCCGGTTGGCACGTTTGCGGCCAACGTTGCGGCACTCGCATCCGGCACTGGTGCGACGTCGGGCGGCACCGAGAACAGCTACCCTGGCACGGTTGGCGGCGCAGTGCCTGCGAGCACCAGCATCCCGCATGAGGCCGCCGGCACCGAGACGTCGGTCACCAATCCCGGCAACATCAGCCACACCTACGTCGTCGGCACGATGGACACGAGCAAGATGTACGGCGCTGGTCCCGCGTTGCCGGCCAGGACGGTGGCGAACGCCGGCCTGCACGCCAACCCGAACGGCACGCACTCGTCGTCTGACGCAGTGGCGCCGGCGGTGGCGCCGACCATCACGGGTCTGCTGCCGGTGGCGCCTGTGAGCACGGGCGGCACCGAGGTGCTCACCGTCAACGGCACCGGCTTCCGCAACGGCGCCGTCGTCCTCATTGATGGCGTCGCCTACAATACGCAGTACAACAGCCCGACGCAGCTCAAGGTGCTGACTGCTCCGAAGCGGACCACCGCGGGGAACAGAGCTATCACCGTGCGAGTTGGTGCCACTACGACTGCGGCAACCAACTGGGTGTTCACATGAGCCAACCGTTTCCCTTCACTGCCTCCATCAACGAGCCTCAGACGGTCTCGCTACCGGTACCGGAAAACGTCACGGTGCCGGAGCCGGTCATTGAGGGGCTGGAGCCGGCCTACGCCGCGATCGGCGGCGAGGATTTCACGCTGGTGATCAGCGGCGACAATTTCTTCGCCGATAGCGTGATCAACTTCGCCGGCCAGGACGAGCCGACGACGTTCGACACCACGGCAAAGACACTGTCGACAATCGTCAAGCCGTCGCTGTGGGTGGAGCCGACGACCGTGGATGTCCTGGTCAAGAACGGGCCGGCAGTATCCGGGCCGATCGCGTTCGAGTTCACGGCGCCGGCGTCGCGATCGAGAAAAGGCAAGTAAATGGCAACCGCGGTCATCACGGTCGCCGCCGGCGGCCTGCCGGTGATCGACGTCACGGCATCAACTCCGAAGCTGGGTCTCCCGGTTTCGGAGGCGCCGACCGGCATCCCGGTCACCAAGGTGGCGGTGAACGGGCTGCCCGTCACTTTCGTCGTCGTCAGCACGACTGGAGGCTATCCGAAGTGAACAAGGTTGAATTGGTGGAGATCGCGCCTGGCCGGTTTCGGATCAAGCGCGACACTCCGCAGAACTTTGCGCGCTCGAGCCACCCCGTTCCCTACGTCATCAGCGACAGCATGGACCCCGTCGAGCAGGTCGACGGCAAGTTTTACACGTCCAAGCGCCAGTTCCGCGCCGTCGGGCGTGCGCTCGGGTTGGTCGAGGTCGGCAACGAGAAGATCAAGCCAAAGACGCGCGGTTCGATCGAGAAGCCGGAGAAGGCAAAGCGTATGGCGGCAGTCAAGACCGCCATTGAGAAGCTGAAGGCAGGAACGCGGACGCACCGTCCGTAACAAATCTTACGAATTCTAAATTCGTAGAAGAAGGAAAGCACCACCATGAACGACGTCACCGTTGCTCCCTCTGGGGGCGGCGCGCCTTCGGCTGCGCCATCGTCACCCGCACCCGCGCCGGCCTCGCATGAGGTGCAGATCAACCAGAACCAGACGCACAGCCCGAACCCGGTCGGTGCGCAGGCGCCCAATGCGCCGGTCGGCGATCTCAAGGGATCCGAGGTCAGGCCACAGAGCCGCGCCGAGACGGTCCGCGAGAGCCTGAAGGCGGCGTTCGATCGCGCGCAGACCCCGCCACCGAAACCGTCCAGGCCGGTTTCGACCGATAAGCCCGTGGCCAAGGCGGCGGAGGCGAAGCCCGGGCACAACAATCCGCCCGAGGACACGCCGAAGCTTGACCTGAAGAAACGCCCCACGGACCAGCCGTCCGCAACCGAGCAGCCGCGGGACCGTGGCCGGTTTGCGCCGCGCGCGACAAATGATCAGCAAAATGTCGCGACAAATGCGGCTGAACAAGTCGCGCAGGCCAATCAGCAGCAGGCCCAGCCCTACAAGCGGCTGCCGCCGCACGCGCCGTACGCCGAGCCGCCTGGCCGCATTGCCGAGCATGCCCGGCGCGAGTGGGCCGACACGCCGGAGAGCGTGCGCGGCGAAGTCCACCGCATGAACCACGAATTCGGCAAGGCCGTGCAGCACTACCGCGGTGCCGCGGAGGCATTCCAGCCGATCGCCAAGTTCCATGCGATGGCGCAACAGCACGGCACCACGCTGGAGACGGCGCTGACCAACTACACCTCGATGGAGCAGAAGCTGCGCAGCGATCCGCTCGCCGGCCTGGACCTGATCGTCAACAATCTGGGCCTGACGGACCCGGCGACCGGCAAGCGCATCGACCTGCGCGACATCGCCTACACGGTCTTGAGCCAGTCGCCTGAGCAGCTGCGGATGCTGCAGCAGGGCAACCAGCAGAACGCTGCCTCAAAGCAGATTGGTTCACTGCACCAGGAAGTTTCGGGGTTGAAACAGGCCCTGAACCAGATGCATACTGAGCGCCAATTCGCGCAGACGCGATCGGTTGTCGACCAGTACGCCGCCAGCCACCCGCGTCTCGATGAACTCGCTGAAGTGATCAAGCGCGAGATTAATCTCGGCTTCGATCTCGACACCGCCTACCGACGGGCAGAACTGCTTTTCCCTGCCACCCACGCGGCTCAGACCCGCACCCCACCGGCTCAGACCCGACCCACGGACCGCAGCATCCACGGCGCGCCCGACGTGACTGGCTCAACCCCAGCGTCGCGACGATCCAAGGAAGCAAGTCCGACGCCGCGCGCAGCGCTTCAGAATGCCATGCATCGACTGAACGGCGCGCACTAGGCACCGCAAGAGCGGGGCCTGTGATCTGAACCCAGTGTGGAGAGGCAATCATGCCCAATGTGACAACGGCTGCTGCATACCAGCAGATTTTATCTATGGCGGTCGAAGACCGCTCGAGCGGTTACCAGGATCTCGTTTCCAACAACAACGCCCTCCTTGCGGTGATGAAACGCAAGGGCCTCTGGCAGACCTACAGCGGTCCGAACATCCGGCAGACGCTGCAGATCGGCAAGCAGTCCGCGCAGTGGTACAGCGGCTACGATCAGCTGCTCAATCCGGCGATCGATCTGTTCAACGACGCGGTCTACTCCCCGAAAATGGTGGTGGTGCCGATCATCCTGTCGCTGCAGGAGATCCTCAACAACGAGGGCGAGGCGCAACTGCTCGACACTTTCGAGAGCTACCTGGCCGCGGCTGAGAAGTCCCTGGAAGATGCCATGGACGCGGGCATCTACAGTGACGGCACGGCAAACGGCAACAAGCAGATTACTGGCCTGGCTGCTGCCATTCCTGCTCTGCCTAATACTGGTGTCTATGGTGGTATCGATCGCGCGACGGCGACCATCTGGCGCACGGCGGCATACGATCCGTCAGGCGCCGCCGGCACCACAACGCTGACGCCGATCGGCACCCAGGTGACGTCAGTCACTATTCGCCCGATGCTCAACTACGTCATGACCAAGCAGTCGCGCGGTCGCGACTACGCGGACCTGCTCATCATGTCGCCCGAGCATTACGCGGCATACGACGCCGCGACGGTCGCGATCCAGCGCCAGCAGAACGAGACTTCCCTCGGCAAGCTCGGCTTCTCGGCGCTCGAGTACATCGGCGGCGGCAAGCGGGCAGAGATTGTGCTTGACGGCGGCATCGGATCCAACATGCCGGCTAATACAACCTTCGGTATTAACACCGACAGCCTCCGTCTGCGCTATCACCCCAATCGTAACTTCGACAAGCTGTTCGAAGGCGATGGGCAAATGCCTATCGACAAAGACGCAATCGCTCAATTCATCGGCTGGATGGGCGAGCTGACCATGACGAACAGTCTCTTTAATTGGCGACTGTACGATAGCAATCCTGCAGCTTAATAGCGCCGAACACGCTTGAGTTGTGGGGTAACTGGAGCCGCTGACGTGTAGGTCAATGCCTTCCTTCCACGGAGGCGGCTCCAGACCAACTAAACGAAGGAAGGGAAATATCTATGGCTATGCGAGACCCGGACGACGCACTCGTCGTCCTCTTCAAGTACCAGGCATTCGAGAACAGCGCTAAGTCGCTCGAGGCGGGGCGCCCGATCTTTGACGATGTCGAAGTCTGCGTAATCCAGTCGCCAGGCAACAAGGACGTCAAGACGTTCCGGTCGACTGATATCACGCGCTGGGTGGACGACCCATTCACCGGACAGCAACGCCAGCAGTCCTACGCCGAGCGCTTTCAGCACCAGTACCGCCAATTCAAGGCCAACGCCGCCCAGACCAAGACCGGCACGCCGCTCGAGCATGCGCCGTTCCTCACCGATGGGCGCCGCGCAGAACTCCGCGCGCAGCTCGTCTACACGGTCGAGCAGCTTGCCGGCATCGAAGGCAACGAGTTGAAGAACCTTGGCCCTGGCGGCAGGGAAATGAAGAACAAGGCCGAGGAGTATATCGCCGAGGCCCGCGGCGCTGCACCCAACAAGCAGATGCTCGCGGAGCTGGAGATGCTCAAGGCTCGCAACGCCGTCCTCGAGGAGGACGCGGTGATCAAGGCGCGCAACGCCGAGCAGTCGGGCGAGGGCGAGTTTGCCGGAATGGATCTCGACCAGATCCGCGAGTTCATCAAGATCAATACCGGTCAGGAGCCGATCGGCGTCAGGACGATGAACCGAAAAACGCTGGTGCGCCTCGCAATGGAATGTCGACCGGAAAAGGTGTCCTGATATGACGCTGTTGCAGGTGGTGAAGGACGTATGCGCGACGGTCGGCGTTTTGCAGCCGCAGTCCGTGTTCTCCAACATCACCGGCAACCGCACCATGCAGGAGATGCTCGCGCTCGCCAACGAAATGGCGCAGCGCATCGCCCACGACAGTCGCGAGTGGACCAAGCTAAAGGCGACCGCGACGCTGACCGGTGACATGGCGTGGACCGGCGTCCCACTGTCCAGTCTCCCTGAAGATCAGATATGGACTGGCGGCACCTCCGCGTTCAATCTTCCCGCCAACTACAAGCGTATGCTGCTGACGTCGAACGTCTGGCGGTCGACCAATACGCAGACGCCGATGCGTTTTATCCCGGATACCGAGGAGTGGCTGCACCGCCGCGCATCCAATGCTTCCGATATCGCGGTCGGCGAGTGGACGATCATGGGTGGCAAGATCCACATCTGGCCAATTATGCACGGTGTTAAGCCCGCCATCCCGCAGCCGCCGCTGGCCGACATTCCGGCGGTGCCTGCCGAGACAGCCTACTTCGCCTACCTCGACAAGAACTGCGTCGCGCTGAACAGCGGCGGCTTTGGCGACGCCTTCCTCAACGACGACGACACCTTCGTGCTCGATGAGCGTGTCTTGAAATTAGCGATGATCTGGCAGTGGAAGGCGCAGAAGGGTTCGCCCTACGCCGAGGACATGGGCACTTACGGCGACGCTCTGACTTACGCCATGGGGCATGACGCGCCGGCGCCGATCATTATCGGGCGCAAGCCGATCTCCGCCAGCACTCGCGCCGCGTATCCGTGGCCGGTGCCGTCATGAGCAAGCACGAAGCATTCCGCCGCGCAGCAGTCCCGCAGCAAGTAGCGCAGCGGCTGGAGACCATCACCATTCCGGCGCCGACGCGCGGCATCGTCCAGAACGAGAATGAGGCCTACACACAGGCAGGTAGCGCGGTCGTTTGCGACAATTGGAAGCCAACCATGAAGGGGCTTTCGTTGCGCGGCGGCTGCGAGCGTTGGTGCGTGCTGCCTGATGCGGTGCCGGTCGTCTCCGCGTTTGAGTACGCCTCCGGCAATAACCAGCGCATGTACGCAGGCCAGCTCACCAAGCTGTGGGACGTAACGACGGGCACGCCGGTCGCCGTCAAGACTGGGCAGACATCCGGCAACTACGCCGCGGCGCAGATGCAGAACGCCAGCGGTGATTATCTGATTGCGGTCAATGACGCCGGCGACCTGCCGCTGCGTTTTGACGGCACGACGTGGACGACGCTGGCCGCGAGCGAGATCAATGCCTCCGGCCCAGGCTCCGCGGCGGTCGCTGCCGGCGCCAATCTCACCTACGTCTGCAAGTATAGGAACAGGCTGTTCTTCATCGAAGCCAATAGCATGAACGCCTGGTACCTGCCGCTCAACGCCATCCAGGGCACGCTGCAGATGATCCCGCTGTCGGGCGCGGCGTCGCGCGGAGGCAAGCTGCTGTTTTGCGCGACCTGGTCGATCGACGCCGGTAACGGCATCGACGACAAGCTCGTATTCGCGACGAACCTGGGCGAGATCCTCGTATTCACCGGCAGCAATCCTGGCGACGCCGCCAATTGGCGGCAAGAGGGCCGCTACGAGATGTCGCCGCCGCTCGGCATGAATGCCCACATCGCCGTCGGCGGCGACCTGCTGGTGGCGACGGTCGACGGCATCCTGCCGACGTCTGGCGCGATCACCAAGGACCGCGCAGAACTCGAGCTGGCCGCGATCACCCGCAACATCAAGCCGATGTGGCGCGACGAGGTAAATGACAAGCGCGAACATCCCTGGACCATGAAAAAATGGGATGAGTACGGCGCGATTTTCACCACGTTCCCCGGCGGCGCGCCAGGCAAGTATCGCTGCCTCGCCACCAATGCCGCCACCGGTGCGCACACGCGGTTCACCGGCTGGGACGCGATGTGTTTCATCCGCATGCGCGGCGACTGCTTCTTCGGAACGCAGAACGGCATCATCATGCAGATGGACCGCACCGGTAAGGACGACGGCGCGCACTACGTCGCGACCCTGGTCGGCGGTTGGGAAATGTTTCAGGCGCCGTCGCAGACGCTGACCTGGCGCCAGGCGCGCGCTTCGTTCACGGCAAAACAAGGCGAGCCGTTCCAGCCGCAGCTGTCATGCACCACCGACTTCGTCGTCGTCATCCCGCAGCCGCCGCCGATCGGCGACGACCCCGGCATTCTCGACCTCTGGGACGAGGGCCTGTGGGATGACGCTGAATGGGACGCCGGCGTGCCGTTCAAGCCGGTGGCGCGAAACACCGGCTGGGTGTCGATCGGCCAGACCGGGTTTTCTCACGCGCCGATCGTGCAAGTCACCGTCTCACAGCAAGCCAAGCCCGTCGTCGACCTGATTGCGATCGCGGCGACGTTCGAGAAGGCCGGCGTCAATGTGTAGGGGAGCCGCATGGCATACGATACGGTAGGCGCACTCGGCGGCATGTTCGCCCCGGCGTACATCCACGGCAATGCGCAGTCCGAGGCCGCTGTCGCCGACTGGAACAGGCGCAACCACGTCGTCACCAACGACGTCATCGAGCAGTCGCGCAAAAACGGCATCGTCGATCAGAACGCTCTGCGCGCCGCGGCGCAGGGCGGGCCGTACGACGTCAACGCGGGCCGCGACGCAATCGCGGCTGCAGTGGTGCAACAGCCGGCGGCGTTTCAGCTGAAGTATTTGCCGAACGGGCAGCTCGACACCAGCGACCCCGGCAACATCGCCTACTACAATTTCAAGATGGGCAGCGGCCCGATGCCGACAGGTGCAAGCGCGCCCGCCGCGCAACAACCGGCGGCGCAGCAGCCTGCAGTGCAACAGCCAGTCGCGCAGCAGCCTGCGTACCAGCCGCCTGCGCAAGATCCCTATAACAGCTACGCATACGGCGGGAGTGCCTGATGGATCTTCTCAGCGGATACTCCGACAACGCATTGATGGGTTTCAACGGCTACACGCCACAAGCCAACGCTGGCATCGCGAACAACAACAACGAATACCTGCGCAATCAGCTCGCTACCGCCATGATGGGGCAGCAGCAAATTGATCGGAACACCGCCGCCATCGCGGCGACGGGACCGTCCAGCGGCTACGGCATGGTCGGCGGCTACCCGACCTTCGGAGACCCCGCACCTGCTGGCACCTACAGTCCCGGCAGCGGCAGAAGCTCTTTCAGCGGCCAGCCACTGCAGCAGTCGATGCCCGACATAAGCAGCGGCGACAGCTACGAACCAGAATGGCTGCGCGCTTATCGGCAGAATTTTGGTGCGGAGCCAGACGGATCTGCACTCTCCGGCCTGACGCGCGTCAATGTCGGACAGTCGCCGTATGTCTACAGCGATCCCTACAGCCACATGGGCGTGTTTCCGGGGCAGCCGCGCAGCGAGGACTGGCAGACCACGTTCTCGCAGATGACCGCGCCCGCCAGGCAAGCCGACCCGTACGAGGGTGGCGGAGGATATGACTATAACGACCCGGCCACATACGGCGGTAACGGTGCCAGTATGCGCACGCCGCAGATGCCGGATATGCAAAGGTTGCTGGGGTACAACCCGAATGCGGCGCTGCAGCCCGCCCCAAGCACTTACGGCGCGGACCCCTACAACACCTACGGCCAGCCCGGCGCCGGCGCCGGCGGCTACGGCGTGCCGGGCGGCAGCGACGTCCCCGAGTGGCTACGCGCCTACCGGCAAAATTTTGGCAGGGAGCCAGACGGGCAGGCGCTGAGTGGCGGCCTGATGGCCTCCGGCGGCGACACGTCGTATCTCGGCGCAGGCGGCCCTAACAACGCCTACAATCCTTTTGGACAGATCAACTCGGGGCAGGTCGGGCAGTACGACCCATTCGGCGGCTCGGTGCGCTCCCTGCCGGGTAACAACTATTCCAACCCGACTGTCTACGAAGATCCCTACGGCGGCCTCGCGCGCGGCGGCTGGGATATGAACATGGGCTACGGCTCGTTCTTCAATACCGACACGCCGAATGGCCGCGCCGACATGGAGGCGTTCTACCGCAACAACGGCCAGCAGGGCGTGATCGATCCGATGGGCAGCAGCATGACCGCTCCCGGCGCGATCCAAGGCACTGGCGGCCCTAGCTTCAACGACGCCACGCAAGCGTGGGTGAACGCCAACCGGACCGGCATGAACCAAAACTTCAACGCCCTGATGAGCAACCGCTTCAGCGGGACCGGCATGCCCGCCATGCAGGACATTAGCCCGGCGGCGCAACAGCAGGCTATTAATCCCCTGCAGGATCTGCAGAAGCAGCTCGAATATTTCCTGAACGACCCGAGGGGCCAGTACAACCCGCACACCGCGCCGACTGTCCCCAACACACTGGAGCCGCAAGACTTCACCGCAGGCGGAAGCAAAGGCGCATAGTCATGGCGGACAACCGCGACAACATCGCTCAGGCGATCATGGAACAGCAGGGCGGCGGCGGGCTGAAATACACCGCCGGTGGTCAGCTCGACCAGAACGACGCGGGCAACATTGCCTACTATTACAAAATGATGGGCGGTGGAGGGGGTGGAGGCGCGCCACAGCCGCTCCCCTATACGCCTCCGCCGCAGCCGCAGTATCAGCCGCCGCAACCGACAGCGCCCGCTCCGCAGCCCGCAGCGCCGTCTGGCGGGGGCGGACTAAAGATGATCAACGGCCAGATCGATCAGAACGATCCCGGCAACATCGCGGCCTACTACCGGATGATGGGAATGGGCGGCGGAGGCGCGGCTCCGCAACAGCCGCAACAGCCGCAGCAGCAGCCGCAGCAGCCATCACCCGATGTAGTGCAGAACTACCGGCAGCAGCAAAACGAGTGGGCACCACAGCAGCCCGCTTACCAGCCGCAGCCGGTCGCCTACAGCCCGCAGGGCGTGGCCGCGATCCCCGGCAATTTTGGTCCCGACCAAGTGCAGGCGATGGGTCCGCAGATCATGGCGCTGCAGGCGCAGGGCCAGCAGATCCCCGACTGGCAGATGCAGGTGCTGCGCGCCTACCAGGGCGGCATGCAGCCCGGCACCACGCTTGCCATTCAAGGCTCGCCGGCGGGCGGCATGGGTCCGACCATGGGCACGCCGCAGATCCAAGCGCCCGGCGGCAGCTACGGCGACGGTGAAGGCCTCGGCGGCTATGGCGGCGGCAGCGGTCTCGGAGGCGTGTCTGGCGGCAGCGACTTCTTCGGCGGCGGCGGCAGTCCGTACCAGCCGCAGGCGCCAGCAGCGGACTTCAACAGCCGGTTCGGCAACTGGACCCAGTCTTACACGCCGGGCTACTTCGACAGCACGTTTGGCAGCCTCCCCGGCCAGCCCTACGGACCCGGCTACTTCGACAACACCTTCGGCAGCGTCAGCGGCAGCGGCGGGACCAGCTTCGTCCCGCAAGGAAATTATTGATGCTCGACTACGTCTACGGACACGACAAGATCGTTGCGGACTTTGTCGCCGAGCTGATCCCGCATTGCCGGCGCGGCTTCGGTGAGAAGGCGCGCGCGATCGGCATCGTGAAAGACACGCACCTCATCGCCGGCCTCGTCTATCACAACTGGGATCCAGAGGCGGGCATCATCGAGATCTCTGGCGCGGCACTTCCAGGGAGCGGCTGGATGACGCGCGAGACCATCAAGCGGATGTATCAATTCCCGTTCATCCACGCCGGCTGCCAGATGGTGGTCAACCGCGTGCCGGCGGACGACGAGCGGCAGCTGCGGCAGCTCGCTGCCTATGGCTACGCCTTCATCCTGATGCCGCGGCTGTTCGGACGCGATCGCGACGGCGTGATCTGCTCCCTCACGCGCGAGGCCTGGGAGGCGAACAAGTTTAACCGCCGGCTTGCTCATCATATTGAGCCGACCAAACAGAGCGAGGCCGCCTAAATGCCCGTCCCCTATCTCGATCCGCAAGCCAGCGGACAGCGCGACGGCATCACCGCGGCGCTGATGAACATCGCCCAGCCGCCGCCGCAAGTGGCAGCACCTCAGATGCCGCAAATGCCGCCGATGCCACAGATGCCACAGATGCCACAGCAGCAGGCGCCGGCACCGCAGATGCCTGGCGCACCGCAGGCCGCGCCGATGGGGCAGACAATGGGCGGCGCGCCACCCATGCAGCAACAGCCGATGCAGCAACCCGCGCCGATGGCGCAACCGACGCAACAGCCGATGCAGCAGCCGCAAGGCATGCAGCAGCCGGGCTTCTAGGAGGCTCCATTGGGCAAACCTGACGCTCCGACACCTCCGAACCCGTACGCGACGGCGGCTGCCCAGACCGGCACCAACGTCTCGACCGGCGTTGCCAACAGCTTCCTGAACAACGTCAACCAGAACACGCCTGACGGCAGCCTGCGTTACGACGTGACGGGCAACCACAGTTGGACCGACCCGTCGACCAACCAGACCTACAACATTCCGACGTTTACCAGCACGCAGACGCTGTCGCCGCAGGGTCAGGCCATCAAGGACCAGACGCTCGGCGCGCAGTACAACATGGCCGGCATGGCTAACCAGCAATCCGGCTCGATCGCCAGCTTGCTGGCGACGCCATTCAACGCCAACCTCAATGCGCAGCAGTATCTGCAGAACAACCCTGATGTGCTGGCCTACGCGAAAGCCAACGGGCTGGACCCGATGCAGTTCGCGGCCCAACACTATCAAGACAACGGTATGGCGGAAGGCCGTGCAGGTGGCGCGCCGGGGGCAGGCAACGCCAGCAATCTGTCTGGGCTGCCGAGCGCGCGCACCGGCTACGACGCTGGCGGCAACATCCAGATGGGGCTTGGCAACTACGGCCAGCAGCAGTCTACGTTCGGCGACGCCGGCGACATCACGCGCAGCTACGGCCCGCAGGATGACTTCTCCTCCGATCGGCAGCGTGTCGAAGACAGCCTGATGTCGCGCATCAACCCGCAGCTGGCGAAAGAGCGCGGCAACATCGAGCAGCGCCTCGCCGACCAGGGCATTCGCTACGGTTCGCAGGCCTACACAAGCGCGATGGACGATTACAATCGGCAAGCCACCGACACGCGCTTCGGCGCGATCGGCCAGGCCGGCCAAGAGCAGCAGCGCATGATGGATATGGCAGCCCAACGCGCCGGCTTCCAGAACGCCGCGCAGCAGCAGTCCTATCAGCAGCAGCTCGGTCGCGGCGAATTCGCCAACAACGCGCAGTCGCAGAACTACACGCAGGCGCTCGGCGCTGGCTCGTTCGCCAATGCCGCGCAGCAGCAGCAAAACGCGCAGAACGCCTCGCAAGCGGGCTTCTATAACGCCGGCCTTGGGCAGCAGTTTGGGCAGCAGCAGTCAATCTTCAACGCACAGAACGCGCAGCGCAATCAGTACATGCAGGAGCAGTACGCGCAGAGAAACCAGCCGATCAACGAGATCACCTCGCTGTTGAGCGGCAGCCAAGTGCAATCGCCGAATTGGTTGAACTCACCGTCGTCGCAGATCGCAACGACAGACATCGGTGGTCTCATCAATCAAAACTTCGCGCAGCAATCGCAGAACTATCAGGCCGCCAACCAGAATTGGCAGTCGACCATGGGCGGCATTCTCGGCCTGGGCGGCAAGCTCGGGGCGGCGGCGATCACGGCTTCTGATGAGCGTATCAAGGAGAACATCGTTCCGATGGCTACCGTGTTCGCCGCAGGCGAGGACGGCGAGCGTAAGAAGCTGCCGATCTCCGAGTGGCAGTACAAGGACGACCCGACGGGCACGCGCCACATCGGGCCAATGGCGCAGGATGTCGAGAAGATCGACAAGCGCGCCGTCACCACCAAGGGCGGCGTCAAGCACATCTACCCGGCGCGGGTCATGGGTAGCATTCTGAGGGCGGGCTGATGGCTAGTTTCTGGGAAACGGGGATGTCTGGGCTGCTGTCGCCGTTCGATGACAAGAACGTGCCGCAGTCGCTGCGCCAAAAGATTGCGCTCGCCATGCTGATGCAGAAGCGGGCACTGCCCAAGACGTTCGGTGAGGGCCTGGCCTCGATCGGTGACAGTCTCGGCGATGCGATGATGACGCGCGGCATCTACCGCGATGCAGCGGCGGGGGAATTGGCCGGCAAGGCCGCGCGCGATGAGTTCACGGGCGGCTCGCTCCCGGCGGCAAAGTCCTACGGGGACACCGGCGACGTCAGCGAGGCGCCCGCGACGCGCGCGATTAACACCGCCATTGCGCCAGCACCGCAGCCGTCACCGGGATTGACCACAGCCGCAGCGCAGCCGGCCTCCGTCCTGTCTCCGCAGGGGATGAGCGGCCTTGGCGGCCAGCAGCCTGCTGGACCCAGCATGAATATGCTGAACCCGGCGCCAATGATGGCAATGGCGCGTCCCGCCGGCCTGGGAGCTGGCGCCCCGCCCGAGCAGGGCGGCTACAATCTGATCGACGCGCAGGCCGGTATGAAGCGGCTGGGGCAGGGCCGTGTGCAGGATGCCGTCACGGGCGCCTACCCAGGCAACCCCGACATGCAGGCCTACGCCTCGCAGCTCGCCGCGGGCGAGCAGCAGCGGCCAGGTGAGACATCGTCGACCGGCGCGCGAGGGCCGTGGCAGTTCGTGCCCGGCACCGCGCGGCAGTACGGCCTGTCGAACCCAGACGATCCCGACGCCTCGGCGATGGCGCTCAAGCGGTTCACTGCCGACAACGCCGCCACATTCGAGCGCACCAATGGTCGCCCGCCGACGATGGCGGACCTGGCGGTCATGCACCAGCAGGGCGGCCAGACCGGCGCCAACATGATCGCCGGTACCGGCAACGCCACCCCGCGCAACCTGGCGCTCAACAACGTGCCATCTGGCGCAGGCCCAGAGCAGGCGGCTGCGCGCATCAAGGGCTATTACGGACTGCCCGACCGTGAAGTGAACGCCCGCGACAGCCTGGCGGCCTCCCTGGTGGCGCAGCAGCAGCCCGCGCCGCAGCCGGCACAGCCTGCGCCGCAGGGCGACCAGCGCCTGGCCTTCGATGGTCCCTCGCCGCCGGCGCCGAGCGGGATCCGCACTGCGCCCCCCGTCGAGCCGCAAGTGCGCGCCGCCCCGCAGCAGCCGGGCCAGCTCTACATCACGCCAAAGCCCGCCCAGGTGCCGGAGGCCGGCATCGAGCCGATGTCGGACACAGAGCAGCGCATCCGGCGCAAGATCGAGAACACGCCGCCCGCCTACCGGGACAGCGTCCAGCAGGCGCTGACGCCGCTGCTGGAGCAGGAGGTGAGCAACCGCTCCATCCGTCAGAAGCAGCGCGAGGAGGCTCACAAGGAGCAGGCGACCCACAATCGGGCGCTGGATCTGAAACGCGAGGATCAGTTGTACGGCGCACCAAAGACTGCTGCCGACATTGCACATATTCAGCAGCAGATCGCGACGGGCAAGATCATCCAGATGGAGGGCCGCGCCTACCGCGTGCAGGACGACGGCACGCTGAAGGACATCACGCCCGGCCAGAGCGGTGACGGGCCGCCCCAGATCAAGATGACGCAGGACCAGTCCGACACCCTGAAATTCTACAAGATGGGCAAAACCGCGGCCACGCAGCTCGAGGGCAAGGAGCGGCTGCTGGCGGAGGGTTGGAAAGAGGAGCTGGCGGGCAAGGTGCCGTTCGCCGGCAATAAGCTGCTGAGTTCGCAGTATCGCGCGGCCAAGTACGCCGCCGGCCTGCTGGTGCAGGCCGATCTGCGTGACACCTCCGGTGCTACGATCGGCACGCAGGAATACAAGGACCGCTACGAGCTGCTAATTCCGAAGCCCGGCGACGATGCACTGGCGATGCAGAACAAGGCCGAGGCCCGCCAGGCGGTGCTGGAAGGCCAGCGGCTCGCACTCGGCACTGCCAGGCCGATGGCGGACTACGTCGACAAGGAACACGCCAAGACACGCGCCGAGAAGGCCGCCACGCTTAACCGCGAGATGGAAGGCAAGGACAAGGGCAAGACCTACGAGAAGAATGGCGTCTTTCGCAGGTGGGCCGGCGATCACTGGGAGGAGCATTGATGGCTTCCGACGACTGGACCCCAGTAGACGAGGGCGGCGGCGGTTCCTGGCTGGACACGGCCAAGGGCGCCGCGCAGACCGTCGACGACACGGTGCGCTCAACCGCCAACGCTGCGACGTTCGGCATGGCCGATCGCTTCGCCGGCGCGATGGAGGGCCTCACCACCGGCAAGGGCTACACGGCTGGCGTCGACGAGCAGGTCAAGCTGTCGGAGGACGCGCGCAAGCGCAGCCCATACGCCTCGATCGGCGGCGACGTCGCCGGTTCCCTGGCCGTCCCCGGCTTCGGGGCGGCGCGCCTGGCCGCCCGCTACGGCGGCGGCGCACTTGCCAGGGCGCTGGCCTACGGCGGCACCGGCGCTGCAACGGGCGCAGTACAGGGCGCTGGAACCACCTACAGCGGCGAGGTGAGCGACTACGCACGCAATGCCTTGATTGGCGGCGCTCTGGGCGGCACACTCGGCGCCGCGGGAGGCGCTGTCTTTGGGCGCGGCCCGGCCACGCCGCGCGCTGCGGCGCCAACGTCGGAGCAGCTACACGATGCCGCGCAAGCCAATTACGGTGCCCTGGCCCGAAGCCAGGCCGCCTACGAGCCTGGCGCCTTCGCCCGAGCCGCCGACGATGTCGAGAACCGCCTGCTCGCCGATCGTTATCATTGGCGAGATAGTCCCGCCACCTGGCGCGCCATCGAAGAAATGCGCGCCGGCGGTAACCCTGGACAACTCAATACCGGCGCCAACGCGCTCGTTGACCCGGCGGCTATCGAATGGGTTCGCAAGGGCATTAACCGAATTCCGCAGGGCGAGGCTCGAGCGACAGACCGAGCAAGCGGAGAGATCGTCAAGGACGCCCTGGACGACTTCATTATTCGACCGCCTCCGGGAGCTGTTCTCCCTGGCGCAGCTAATGCCCGAGAGGCGGCGCGTGCTACCGAACGAGCCTTGGAGGCCCGAGGCAACTGGGCCGGCCACAAGCGCGTCGAGGCCGTCGACGACCTCATCACCAACGCCGCCAACACGACTGGCGCCACGCACTCAGGCCTCAATCTCCAAAACGAACTCCGCAAGGGTGTCCGCACCTTCGTCAAGCAAAAGGGCGGCGAAAGCCCTGCCAGCAGGGGCGGGTTTAACGAGGCCGAAATAGGCGCGCTGACGGACTACACGCGCGGCACCAGCGCCACCAATCTGCTGCGCGGCGCCAGCGCCGCGATGGGCGGCGGCGGCGGCATCGGCATCCCGGTGGCGTCGGCGGCGTTCGGCGCCGGTGGCGGTGCGGCTGGTCAATATTTCAAGGACGATCCGAGCCTTGGCACTGCGCTCGGCGTCATGACGCCGCTCGCCGGTATGGCACTGCGTCGCGCCGGCAATCGTCGCGCTGATCGCGAGATCAACGAAATGCGCGACATGATCGCGCGCCGCACGCCGATGTACAATTATCGCCAGATGAACAACCCCGGCACCGTGCCTGGCGCCGGATCGCCGCGCATCGCCAAGGGCACGCGCGATGCGCTGGCGCTCGAGTTGATGAAACAGATGAGACCAGACCAGCAGAAGTACGAGAGCTGGTAGCAGGAGCAAGCAATGCCGCGCAGTGCAGGGATCTACACTAAGCCGTTTCCCGACGTGGTCGAGGGCACCACGATCGAGAGCGCCGTCCACAACGGCACCATCAGCGACATCGAGGTGGATCTGAACACGCCCCGCCCGATCATAGCGGGCGGCACCGGCGCGAACAACGCACACGATGCGCTGGTCAATCTGCATGGCGAGGAGACGTTTCAGACCGTCACCAACTACGACACGTTTCCATTCGTGGCGGGGTCGTTCTACTCCGTCGCTGGGGCTACGGCTGCGCCTACGCCGGGCGCGTACTACGCGGGTATCTGCTACGTTTACGGTGACACTAATTATGTGACCATCGAGGCCCGCGACGTCCACACCGGCGTGCTGTGGCTGCGCCAAAAGGTAGGTGGTGTGTGGCAGGGGTGGACGGAGCAGGCACCGTCCCTCGGCAATCTCGATGCGCGCTACGTCAACGTGACCGGCGACACGATGTCGGGCGACCTGTACATTACGATGCCAAACTTTCCGTCTGTGCATTTTACCAACTCGGATCCCGGCAAGCACTACCAGCTGTTCTTGGGCTACGGGACTATGTACATGCGAGATGTCGGAGCTGCGCTGGAGTGTTTTAACTGCGACGCGCTGAACTTCAACATACCGAACGGTCAATTAACCGTTAAGAGTACCATAACCGGCAACTCCGATATCCGCACAAAGACAAACGGCTCCCCGAACAACGGCACCGTGTATTTTGGCGACGTCGGGTACCTCACCTACCAAGGCGGCGGCTTCGGGTTCTCCCACCCGGTTAACGTCGGCGGCATCCTAAGCGCATCCGGTAGCATTCGGGCGGGCAACGCGGCCAGCAGTGGCGTGCTGTATCTCGGCAACGGCGACACATACCTGCGGTTCGACGGCACTCAATTCAACATGATTGGAGGCGGCCTGACCACCAATTCTTATCTCATGTGCAACGGGCAGGTCCGATCACGGGAAACCGCCGACAGTGGCACCTACTACTTCGGCGACGCTACTGTCGCATACCTGAACTACAGTGGCGGCGCATTTAGCTTCCGTGGCGGGCCGGTAAGTCTGGAGCAAGGCGAGGGCCTTCCGCAACTCACATTCAGAAACTCCGCCTCGGGGCATGTGCGGCGCTTTCGACTGAACACCGGCAACCTCGCCCTGTTGAACAACGCCTACACGGCGGATGTGCAGACGTTCTTCGATGACGGGACCATCTCCTGCCAAGGCCATCTGATTGCGGTCGGGCAAGTTAACGCCAACGGCTTTATATGCCGCGCCGGTATGGGCGGCGGCGCGCCGGGGTACAATTTCAACTACTACTGGACCGGCTCCTCCATGCAGGGCTGGGTCGATACGACCAATGTCGGCAACGTCTCCGGCCTGTCGGACTACCGCATCAAGAAGGACGTCATCGACCTGCCGGGGATGTGGGACACCGTCAAGGCACTGCGCCCGATCAAGTACACGCAGGCGGAGTTCTCGCCGCCGAGCCACGTCAAGCACGTCGCCGACGAACTGGCAAAGTCGCGCAAGGAGGCGGAGGAATACCCGGAGATTGCGCCTAAAGAAGTGGCCACCGGGCCGATGTTCGAGGCCGACGACGTCGAGCGTTGGGGCTTCCTCGCGCATGAGCTGCAAGAGACGCTGACACCATCAGCATCGACTGGCGTCAAGGACAGCCCAGACACCATTCAAGCGCCGAACCCGTGGACGGTGATCGCGACGCTGACCAAGGCACTGCAGGAGGCAATGGCTCGTATCGAGGCGCTGGAAGCCGCATGACCCAGATCGCGCTGATCGTGCTGCTGCTGACCGTGCTGACGACGATCGGCGGCTGCACGTTTCAGCGCATCGGCCTCGAGCTGTACGACCCGCACGTCTACCAAAAATCCGAGGCCGACGCGATCCAGGCCGAGGTGCAGTGCAAGGCACTGGCGCGAACGCCGGTGCAAGTCGCGAGGTGCGTCGGCAACAGGAGGTGACCATGCTTGCTTCAGTGATCACGTTTTTGATCTACATCTGCCTGCTCGCGATCGTGATCTACCTCATCATCTGGGTGCTGCGCGACGTCATCGGCCTGCCGATCCCCGAGAAGGTAGTGCAACTCCTTTGGGTGATCGTGGCGCTAATAGCCATCCTGTGGCTGGTGCAGATGGTCGTCGGTGGCGGTGGGTTCCATCTGCCCAAGCTGGGATAGAACACCACGCGAACCTGATGGTGTCAGTGGCGTGTCAATTTTTCGGATGTTCCTGACCCGTTCAGGCTCAAATCGAGCCGAACTGACGAGGCCAAAACACTAAATCCATTGAATTGCTTAGGTTTTTTAATCTTCCGGTTCGTCGCGTATTCCCCTATATGGGGA